ATCTTACCGTCTTCTGTTTCTATGAAATGTCTTAACCATTCAAACAAATTCATTGTCCTCACCTTCTTTAAATTTTAAAAGGGGCAATTAAGCCCCTTGATACTATTCATGTGCTAAATGCTCTAAGTCCATATCGATTAAGCATTCTTTAACTTGTTCTTTTAAGAACGCTGGAACACTTGCGAATGTTCTTTTGCCTTTAGCGATATTAATTGCGAATAACATTGCCATCATTATTTTCACCTCCTTTGCCGTTTTCTTGAGTTTTCTCAGCTGTTTCATGCTGTCCATCTCCTTTAGCTAATTTATCACCCAGTTGGGTGATAAGTTCCATTACCGAACCTTGAGTTACATCAAGTTCTTTTTTCACTTTGTCCATTTCAGCCAATTTCTTATCAATTAACTGTAATTTCTCATCAAACTTAGTAAAGCGCTCATTCTCTGCACGGTTAGGGTACGTTTCTTGGTAGAACTGCTCCAGCACTAACTCGATTAAATCCTCATCTGTTTTGTGGTCGTGATTACCACTTAAAATTCTAGTGATAATTGTTTGACCATCTTGAATTTGTACCCTTAAACCAGTTACTGTCGCGTTGTCGTTGAAAATTCGGTCTTTGTAGTTAATCTTGTACATCTTCTTTTTCTCCTTTTGAAATTTGCTCGTTAAACGTCTTAATTATCTCGCTGTAGCCGTCGTTAATATGCAATAACTCTTTGCTTTTCCAATCACTCAAAATATCAGCAATTATTCCGACCATGATAAATGGTGGTAAGCCGTAATCCCTCGCGTTTAATTCTACACATTTTATTAAATCGCTTTTTACATTTGCAATTTTAACCTCTATTGGCATCATTTTTAAAAAATCTCCTTTCTTACCTCGGCATTGAACTATCAATCAATAAGCCGTTTTTAAACGTTAAATAACAATTGTCGTGCCACTGATAAGCACGACCATCACTTTGGAAGGACACAGGTAACGAGAAGCGGAAAGTTCCGTTTTCACCATCCCAAACTGTAATGTTAGATGATTTTAAAATAACGTTTTTAATTTCGTTGTTGTGCATGTCAATATCACACCCAGCGTTAAGTGTATCTGATTTATAATCTGCGAAATTTCCTGAAGAATAAACCCATTTCCATGTATATACATCGGCATTTCTGGACGTTTGGTAAGCCCAACCCATGAACCAGCCGTCGTAGTTTAAATCGAATTGAATACCTTTTTTAGATCTATCTTGTTTATAAGAGTTCGTACCGATTGACCCTAAATAATAACCATCACGCCACATTTGGTAACCTGAATCATTTAGTCTGGCAACTAATTTATTATCGTTAACTTGCCCGCCTTCGTAAAATGACATACCAGCATTTTCGAATTGAATATATTTAGAAATATTGTTCCACGCTAATTTTAAATATTGAGCATTTTGAGTCAATACCGTTCCGAACTCATTCTTTTTCACTGACTGTTCAATTTGGTCTTTAGTTTGATTAATCTTGCTTTCCATTTCTGTGATGTTGTATTCGTTTTTGTAACCAACACTAAAATTTTCTTTGTAGAATTTAACATTTGAAACAGAGAGGTTGATTGGGATTGATACTAAAATAGTATTGCTTATCCCCGCTCCTCTAATTGTCAATTTATTTAATCCCTTTACAAGTGGTTTCTTCACATTAAGATTTGTAACGCCATTAAAAAACGTTGTTGACATTAAACCGTTCACACTATTTCCAACTTCAAACTCTAGGATGTAAACATCATTTTTAACCAAAGTTTCTTGTGCTACTATTACAATATTTCCTTGATTGTAGAAATTTTCATTTGTAGTCTTTATTAAATTTTCTTTCGAATTTTCAAACTCTGGCACTTCGTATATTTCAACATTCTTGACTTTAGTGTTTGTTCCTAAAGGGTAGATATTAACTCTTGTTTGGTCGCTTGCATAAGACACTCGCCACACGTTCAAACTGTTTGATATTATCTTACTATCTCCGTTATTTTTTGCGTTGTATAGTCTTGTATTCTGATTTTCTGGAACATCTTCTAAATCAGCCAAAATATAGTATTCTTTATTAGCTTTAAGCGGTGTTTTAGCGTTAAAATAAAGGTCGTTCCCTTTCTTTTCAACTCCACTTTCTGAACAAATATTATCTATGTTGTAAGCCATTTTGAATTTTTGCTTATTAATTTCTCCAATCTTGCTCTCGAACTTATCAATAGTACTTTCGAAAGTCTTAACCTTGCTTATGGTTTCAGTTAATAATTGCTTATCAATCGTATTATTCAATCTAGCACTTGCTACTGTTTTATTCTCTCCACAAGTTACTTCAAAAACAACTTCTATTGGTTGACCGTTTTTAGTTCCGTTGGGAATATTGATATTTTGTACTAGCCCGTTACTGTCAAGTGTGACTTCTCCAGTCGCTGTATATCCACTTGCCACTAGCTTTTTAATCTCAATTTTTAAAGGTGTTTCAGCAGTTGAAGCACGGACTATCTCTCCGTTTCTATACACATCTAAATAGACCTTACAGTTTGCTAGATTTTCGTTTAAATAACTTCCTTCTATTCTTGCCGAAGCTGTAAGAGAGTAACTTTGCATATCTTCAATAGCGGGAAGCCATTTATCTGTTACTACATCACTAATAGCAATGTAAGGCTCAGCTATTTTGAAATGAGCATTACCAGTTGAAATGAAAGCAAAATTATTAAGGTCGAAAAACCCCGTGTCATGATTGTTATTGTTATTAAAAGGCGTTTGTTTTTCAACGATAATCCACTTATTCTCACCTTTCGGAACTTCTAATAGTGGAATTGAAAAAAGTAAGCTATACTCACCATTTATCGCTATTCCTAAGCTAATCATCGCATTGTTTCCACTATCCGAAAAAACATAAATAGGTATTCGCATTACTTGTTTTGATGGAGCCGACCCTCTTAAATTTATTTTAACGCTAAACCCTTGCAACTCATTGCTAGCATTTGGCAATACCTCGATTGAATTTTGCCCGTTATAGTCTTTCTTGTTGAGTTTTAATTGAGTAGTACCAACTGGCTTAACCACATCTAAGCTTGGAAATCTAGTTCCAATTAGTTGGTTAAATGTAGGTACTTTTCCATCCTTACCTTTTAGTTCATTTTTTTTAATTTCAAAAATCTTGTTAGTTTCTTCTTGTGTTATTTGACGTACTCCGTCAGCCCCAATAGTTAGATCATTGACTAATTTTTTTGTTTCTTCTTTCGTGATGAACTCTTTCTTAATGCTACTTTGAATGCTGTCAAGCATTTTAGTGAATATGTTTTGAGTAGTAACTTCTCCAGCTTCAAACTGTTGTTTAAATGTTTTGTTTGAAATTATATCGTCAACAAACGCTTTATCGATGAGCGCAGTCTTAATTTCAGCAAAATCTAAACGCGCTTGAATTGCCTTAACCATTTCAGCCTCGGTTATTATCGTTTTAAGGCGTGCAATGTCAGCCTCGATTGCATCAAGTATTTTAGTTCTAGTTACTTCTGGAACAGTGCCGTCTTTTTCAAATAAAGCTTTTTTAACCTCAACTCCAGCTTTCGACTGTTCTTCGAGGTTTTTCATTTTTTCTTCAATAGCCGTTCTGTCTTTTTTAAGTAATTCAGCTAAATTTTTCTGAATTTTAAAAGCGTCAACCCTGCTTTCTTCGATTTTTTCGTCAATACGTTCTTCAAGTTGGTTTAAATTTTTAATTTGACTTAAACTATTTATTTTCAACGCTCCGAAACTGATTTTAATATAACGTTTTGACATCGGGCTATATTCGTAAGCGACCACTTTCAAACGTTTATCGATACCGTACTCAACATTTCTAAACCAAACCGTATCAAACAAATTAATACGTTCTTGGTTCTTATCAATAACATTAACCGTTAAATTATCTTTTGGAAAATCAACTAAAGTATTTCTAAAATATCTGTTCCCATATTCAATTAACTTTTCTCTATCAGTGACATTCTTATCTGTCACCTTTAAATATCCCGTATAAACTCGCGGATAAGTGTTGACGTACGGACTTTCAACAGTTGCTTTAATTACTTCTTTTTCATTGTTTTCTTTTTCAACTTCAACACTTAATTTTAATCGGGTAATTAAGTTCTCTGTACTTATCGAATTATCTTGATTTTTAACGTTTTTCTTGTTCATGAACAAAATTTCGGTATCGATACCGCCTCGGGCTTTTAAGTTGATAAGAAAATTATTTCTTACCAACTCACCACCCCACTGACCAATGATACTTCGCTTATCCTTGCTTAATATATCTCCTGCCGTTGTATCACTCAAATTCAACGTGTGCATTGTCGCTATATCACTGTCAAATACAAATCGACTTTCACCAACAATACTTCCAGCTAACGCCGTCATAACACGTTTACCAGTAGCATTTGTAACGTTCAACTGATTAACTTCAATGAAATTAATATCATCTGTGATGTGCTTGGCGTACACTCGGATATATCCGTTTATTTTATTGATTTTTTTAATCCTAAATAATTGAACTCCTCTAGTGTCGTCAGCTTTTAACACAGTTTCACAAGTAAGGTTTTTCCAAACTCCGAAGCGGTCAATCGGATACCTAAATTTTAAATAGTATTCACTATTCGCTTTTTGATAAATAGTATCATCATAAGCGTTAGACAACGGAAATCCATCGTTTAAATTGTTTGTTGCAATATATATCATCTAATACGCCACCTCGGTTCAATAGTTACTTTCGTTATGCCAGTTCCCAATACAACACCGTTAATCCCCGGTTTAATTTCAAAGAAATCACCGCGTGTTCTCGAAACTGCTAACTGATTATTCTTGTCTAAAATCTCTTGAAATCTATGTTTGCACTCAATCACCATTCTTGTATCAAGGTTGAGTGCCATTGTTTGACGTCCAATAGTTAACGTCGTATTCCCGTTACCTTCAACCGTGATACGCGGTTCACTCTTCCAGTTACCAACATTTTCAATCGTTCCATTAGAAGTTAATACCTTGGTAGGAGAGTTCTTTAAATATTTAAACGGGTGTACGTCACATTGGAACTTACACTGCCATTGATTATCGGCAAGCCGTTTAACTGGCACTGTGTTTTTGAAATCAACGTAAATAAAGTGATTAGGGCGTGTCCACAACTCAACTTTCATTTCCAAACCAAAAAACTTATCGATTAACATATCTAGTTTTTCTTGACTATTACACTGAAACGTGAACGTCCTAGAGTAAGTCTCAAACGCTTCTTCGAATATATTAACATTCCCATTCGCTCCGTAAGATTGTTCACTTTCGTATCTAGGTTTGTTAGACCGTTCTTGTCCACTATCAATTAAATATATTCCTTCTTCTGCTGTGATGTTCCAGCCGTCCAAAATAAAATAATTCATTAAATTAACCCTCCTTCCTCAATTAAGTTGTTTAAAGGCTTGAATACTGCTTCTCCCATTTTTTCTCCGTCAACATTCATCTCACCTTTAAACTCAATGTTATTAAATGCCGTCATAAGTTCATTAAACTTATCACTTAACACTTTAAATGGCGCACTTGTTTCGCTGTCAAAACTCATTTGACCATATCCACTAAGATTAGTTTCAAAGTCGCCACTCCAAGCATCTTGCATATCTTCAGCAAGCGACGTGATACTGTCCACCGCTACATCTGAATTTTCATCAACCCCAACAGCAATTCCTGGTGGGATCCAATGTCCTATTTTAATAAATTCTTTAGATGGCGAATTAATACCTAGCGCACTTTTCGCACCATCGATAAGTCCTTTAAAGAACCCCTTAACTTGTCCGTAGAACCAATCCACAGAACTTGTAATTCCGTTCCAAACACCTCGAACAATACTCTCACCTATGCCTTTGACATTTTCCCATAATGAGTTCAACCCTCTTGAAATACTACTCCATATCCAACTACCAAATTCCGATACTTTTGAAGGTGCTTCTTTGAACCACCCTACAAGTTGATTGAACTTTTCTGTAAACCAACGTGTGACGCTACCCCATAACGTCGTAAGTGTTCCAACAATACCATTCCAAATCCATTGACCCCATTGAGATATTTTGTTAGGTAAATCTTTGAACCAGCCAACCAATTCAGCGAACTTCTCACTAACCCACGTTGTCGTGTTACGCCAAAACGTAGCCAAACTACCAGTAACGCCATCCCAAATCCAAATACCCCAATCTGCGATTTTGCTTGGTGAATCTTTAAACCATTGAATAAGTTCTTGCCACTTTTCGCTTATCCAAGTCGCAATATTTTTCCACCACGTAGAAAACGCCTCTGTCATAGCGTCCCACCATTTTGACACTGTTTCTGCAACCTTAGACGGAAATTCGACAAAGAATTTAATCAACTCACCGATTTTCTCTCCAAACCATTCACCGATTTTGTAACCAAAATCATCATCGAAGAACCCAACTAAACTGTCCCACCAAGTTGAGATTGTCTCTCCAGCCTTTTCAGGAAATTCAGTGAAGAATTTAACTAAATCGTCCCATTTCTCGCTAAACCATTCAGATATATTCTGCCACCAACCACTAAGTGTTTCACTCATGCTGTCCCACCAGCCAGAAATAGTCTCACCTATGCTGTTTCCTTGTTCACTAAACCACGTTAAAAGCGCGTCCCACTTTTCACTTATCCAGTTACCCATTTTGTCAAATAGGTCGCTTATCGCGGTTCCTATCTCGCTTATACTCATTCCAGTTAGTAAGGTAACAATTAGGTTGACTAGGAAAAACGGTAAATCAATAAATAATAATTTAAGTGCCGTTGTAAATCCACTCCACAACGTTGAAATAACATCGCGCCAATTAACATTACTTAGGAAATCTCCAACTTTTGATATTGCTTCGCGTATTAACTTACCAACAGTTGAGGCTAATTTTCCGTAATCGAACTGTCTTATTATTCTGAAGAATGCCTTACCTATTCTTGCCGAAATATTAATTACCCAAGCCAATATCCCGCCAATATCAATAGACTTAAACGCACTAACTAAACCATCTTGAAATGCTCTAGCAATACCGTTCCAATCTGTGTTTTCAAAGAATTTAACAATACCCTCAACCAGACTTTTGAAACCATCAATTACATCATACGTAAATCCGACTGTGTAATCTGCTATATTTTCAAACATCTTACTTAAGAATGATTTTAAATCGAAGTTAGCAATCATTTCTCCTAAATTCATTAGACCGCTTCTAATGTAAGAACCCCAGTTCTCAACTAATTCAAAAAACGTCATATTACCATCGAATACGTCATTGATGTCCGTTACTAAATTTTTAATACCCTCTCTTAACGGTTCAATTCCTCGACTGCCTAGCATAAGTAAATTGTCTTCTAACTGGTCAATCTGACCACTAAATGTCTTGGCTTGGTCTTGCATTCCTCCACCAAACGCCTTGTCCATTTGTTCGACAAGTTTTGGCAAATACTCATCAGCCATTAATTTACCTTTAGATGCCATGTCCATTAACTCAGCTTTAGTCTTACCAGTTGCTTTTGCCAACATATCCCACGCAGGGATACCTCGTTCAAGTAATTGGTTCATTTCTTCAGTCTGTATTCGACCTTTAGCGCTCATTTGTTGATATGCTGTTGCAATTCCTTCGGCTTTCTCAACATTACCTTGCGCAGCGTCACCTATTACTTGCATTGTTTTGAATAGTTGGTCACCATTCAGACCAGCTATTTTTAATTGTTGTGCGAATTTTTGAGTGCTATCGAAGTCAAACGGTGTATCTTTAGCGAACTTTTGAATACGCTCCAACATCTTTTGTCCTTCTTCGGCACTTCCCATTAACACTTTCCAATTTATCCTCGCTTGGTCTAAACTTTTAGAATAATCCAGTACTGACTTAGTCCCAAGTGCCAACCCAACACCTGCCAGCATTCCCGGAACGCCACTTAATACGCCTTTTAAACTACTAAAAGCATTTCTAACACTTCCCAGTGAATTTTTAATGTGATTTGACGTACTTTTCGCCATAGTTTCCGCAGTTCTTAAACTACTTTTAAATACGCTAGTTGATATTTTTGGTAATTTAATTCTTTTAAACGCACTACTCAACCGACTACTAAGACTGGTAGCATCAGAATTAATCCCACTAAATGATTTTTTGGCACTACTTCTGATTTTAGACCACACACTACTAGCTGTTGTTGACGCCCTTTTCCAAACACGATTAAATAAAGACGCGGACTGTTCAGCCTCGCGCGCTATATCACTTAACCCACTTTTCGCTTCTTTCAGACCTTTGATTTTCAAAGTTCCGTAAATGTCAAATAACTTCATTACTCCACCTCTCCAAATACTTCAGTTATCTCTGATTTTTCAAAATCAGAAATCACTATATTATTAACTCTTAATATCTTGTTTAGATATTCAACGTAACTTTCTTGAGGTTTGCTGGCGAGATACATTTCACGATATATCACGCAACTACGTTCTTTAACTAACATTGAATACATTTCTATTAAATCCCTTATCTCTGCCGTATTAACCAGCAAATAACCGTATTCTCGGACCAATAACCAATATATATCAAACTCATTAAAGAAACGCCCCTCAACATCGTCAATACTTAAGAATGTGAAATAAGATAGCGAAACGTGGTTACGACTTGGGTAACGCGTCGTTAATAATCGCTAATGCTGTTAAAAAGTTATCTTCCGTGAACTCCTCCACTACTTCCTTTTCCATTTCAAAGCCGATTGAAATTACTTCAACTAAGTCGTTATAATCGCATTCAATAAGTATCTTGTTTAATTCAACCGATAGTAATTCCATATACTCCAACATTATTTTGATGAACTCATCTCGATAATACGGGATATTGTCAACTATCCACTCTAATTTCTTACCTTTACACTTTCTATCTTTGCTCGCTTCTTCAGAAAGTCTAAGAATAGGATTTTTAAATTTCTGAACTTCTAAATTTCTGAAGTTCATACTTCTATCAATATTTTTTCCTCTAGCTAACTTCATGAAATCAAACAACGCACGACCTTTTAACGTTATTTTCTCGTACGTTTTATCATTGATTTTAATCGTCGTAGGTATTTTTTCTTCTGTCATCTATTTTTCCTCCAAAAAAAGAGGGGTTGAAACCCCTCTTATCCATTTTTCTTAACTGTATATAAACGCCAAGGTACCTCTGTTGGTTTTGCAGGATCATATAATCCCTCAACTTCAAATTCAACCATAAGCTCACTCTTATCTCCAAACGTAGTCTTAAACGCGTTAGACTTAGATACGTTCATTAGTCGTAAGACCATTCCGTTTCTGTTTAAATCCAAGAAGCGTAGTTCTAAATATTCTAACGTATCATCTTTTGTGATGATAGGTTCACGTTTAAACTCTTTGATAGTTAATTCAACAGTCTCAAACCCATGTGTAGTCGACGGTGATACTTCTTTAAGACCGAAGAAATCTTTATAGTTCTTCTCGTCAACCTCTAATAGTGAACCTTTAACTTTAGCGTTTAACTTAGTGTAATATTCAGTTCCAGCAATAGTTCCTAATGCACCGTCACCAACCGCAGCAGATTTTTCTACTACCTCTTCAAACGATACACCCTTTGTCCAACCCAAATAACGTGGGTTTGCTTCTCCACCTCTTGCTTTGACGAACACTTGTGCTGTTGTTCCTTTTAAAATATTCGCTACATCATTAATTTTAGCCCCAACTGTTGCTTCTAATTTAGTTCCAGCCATTAAATATCCTCTCTTTCATATTGATTAATCGGTATTGCTATCGTATGAACGTAATAACCGTCCGTTTTGCCCGCTATATTGACTTGTGGGGGGTAAATATGCATTACCCCTTTGTCGCTCGTTATAGTGCCTTTAAACCTGCAATAATCGATTATTTCTGTTAACTTCTCATGGTGCTTTTTAACCATGCCTTTTTTTGTAAATAAAAATATAGTCGCAATCCATTTTTTACAATTTTCATCAACGTTAAATAAGTCAAGTTCCATTACTCCAAACTGCTCAACGCTAACCTCTTTCGGTTGTTCGATGTATAAATAAGGTATCTTGATTTTTAAAAATGCTAATATGTCTTTTATCATTTGTTAAACTCCTCTACCGCTCTTTGTAATCCAGCTTTAACGTGGTGTGTGCCTTCAATAAATTTAGTTCCTAACTCTTGAAATTTCGCATAATCAACTTGTCTATTCCCTTGTCCCAATATCATTTGCATTGTAGTATCCGTACGCTCAACCTCGTACTCTGTAGAGTTTCTCATATCCGATGAATCCACCCTTGATTTTTCATACGCTGTCTGACGCCCTAACTCTCCAGCCCTACTCAAACGCGTTTCTAACTCATCACTTATCTCACTAAATACTTGCTTATCGTAAGTGTTAACTTCTATCAACGTATAACATCGTCTTTCTAAAGAATGTCTCATAAGGGATAATGTTAGTAACGCGATATTCAACATCATTTTCAGAAATGTAAATATCATTTAGTGTAGGATCTATTAAATCATCAACCACAATACGCATTCCATATTTTTTTGAAATAAACTTGTCTTCTTTAACGTCAACAACAGTTAATTGAGGTACGCCACCCGTCACTTGTTTAATTATTTCTTTTTGGCTTACCACTTCGCCCCATTCATTACTAGACTCATTACTTTTGCGGTAAATCGTGTAATCATGCTTTTTCGCTAACATCTTAAAAACCTCAACGTAGTTTTACGTTTGTTTTGCTCTTTTAGATATACTTCGAACTCTTTTTCATATTGTCTGAAAAACTCCTCATCAGTTAATACCGTTTTGCTTAACACGTCTTCTTTAACGTTTGAACTATCTTCCATTCCACGTTTTCTAAATTTATAAACCATGTAATCCGCAACTATATAATCAAACCGACTAGGATATTGCCCTAATCGGTTCATAATTTTTTGTTTTGCTTGTTTTTCATAGATAGACAACAAACTATCTTGACTCTCGTCCTTTAGCCCAAGCAAAACCTTAACATCATCTATCATACGTCCTCCTATGCTTTAGGTGTTACTGCTCTACCACTTTTCTTAGCTGTTGGCGCTTTTTTAGCAATCGTAACAATCTTCGGTTGGTTAGTTTGTAATACAAACGCCCCAGTATATAGTAATTGTTGAATGTATGAACCAAAACGACCAGCACCTAAACGACCAGTTTCAAATTTCTCAACTTGAATTGGTGAAGCCAATACGCTTTCGACTGTTAATACAGCACTTACTCCGTTTTCCGCTGTTGCTCCATTGTTTAAAATCTTATTAGGGACTTTAACAACAATAGCACCGTCCAACTCTCCAACTATACCTTTGAAACGTACGTTGTTATCACGGTCGCCTTGTGGTAATTCAACGATACGCTTTTTAATCGCTTTATAAAACGCTGGTGTAACGAATAAGTAACGAGTACCGTTAATCGCTAACTCATCTAACTCAATACTAGCGTCTAGTACTGCGTCATACTCCTTATCAGCAACGGGAATGATATTTTTGTTTGTATTACCGATTAAAGTTGCAAATCTTAATTGGTCAATGTAAGGTGCTACCACTTTATTAGTTTGTTTTGCTACCTGATATTGTTCAACTTCAGTGTTTAAATCTTTAACATCTAAATCATCTAACTGCATAGCCCAGAATTTCTCGATGTCTAAAACGTACTCAACTTCATCAGCTTTTAAAGTTGTAACCGTATTAGCTTCATTACGTTTGTAATCCACTAACTCAGCTTCGTTTGTTTCTAATACTTTAAAAGTCCTACCGTTTAATGCAATTTCTTCATCTTTAACAACAATCGGTGTTGTGTATGAGTTGTATTGAACAACTTTATTAACTATTCCTAAATGTTTGTCTGCTACATATGTTTTTTTAATTTCTACTGGCATATTCTAATCCTTTCTTTTATAACCATTTTTCCCAACTAGCTTTCGCTGTTGAGTTGCTTCTTGTAGGTATTTCACCTTTATTACGTTCTTTCAGAAGCTGTTCAGCCGTATCATTAACTAATTTTGATAAGACTTTAATCGCTTCTTGTGTTTCTTCAGCGTCAGAACGAACCACAAAATCCAACACTTGTTTATTGCTTGGTAAATTATTCTCGTTCAAAATTTCCGTAGCTACTTTTTCCATTTCGTAACGTGCTTTTACCGTTTTAGCTTGTTCAAGTTCTTGTTTCAGCTTCTCGTTTTCGTACTGCAATTTCTCATTTTCGTTCATTTTGCCTAGTTTTTTAGCTTCACTCTTCTTCTCTTCTTCTGTTTTTTTGAACTCTTCAACCGCCTTAGAACGTTGTTGAGAAATTAACTTGTCGATGTGCGCTTGCTGTTCGCTAGTAAATTCAACCTTGCTAGCTTTCTTAGGTTCATTTACCGCTTCTGTTGACTCTTCTTGAACTTGTTCTTGTGTGTTTGTTACTTCTTCTGCCATTTTTTGTACCTCCATTTATACTCCGTATGAGTTTATTTAGTCAGTTAGACTCCGTATGAGTTGGTAGTTTAACGACTTGCCAAGGTCAAAATAAAAAGCCAATCATTTCTGACTGACTTAGTTTTTTGCATAATAAAAAGCCAACTTTCGTTGACTTTAATTCCAGTGATGACCGCAATTGTTGCAAACCTTGTGACCTTCAACTGTATTTATTAACTTTTTCTTTTTCGGTAATAACATCTTAAACGGTATTACCAGTAACCCTAATATGACGTATAGAACAACCCATTTAATTGGTATCCACCACCAACCAACGATTATCCACCATATTTTACTGTGCTTTTCAATCTTAAACTCTTGTTTGTTAACCAACTGTACGTTAACATTCTCTGAACCGCATTTTTGACATTTCATAATAGATCTCCTTTGTATTTAATTTCAGAAACATCTTAACACAAATTTAATTCTATTACAATATTTTAATGGATAACTCCAACCTCTGCCGGTACTTCTATTTCTACATTGCTATCTATTTCTCCATATTTTATGGCGTTATAATAAATATTTTCTAAACTGAAATTTTCTAAATGATACGTTCCAACAATTAAATTATTCTCTATCAATTCAAGTGGCAAATCAGTTAATTGCAACTCGGTATTATTTTGATACAATTTGTTATTTTTTTCAACAATATCTAAATTATATTTTGAACCATCAATATTTACAATACCTTTTAAATATCTCATTTAAACCACCTCCTATATATTAGCTAACGCTCCTAACACCCATTCTGCCATTTCTTCATCTTTTAATAATTCTTGAGGACGTGCATATAGATATTGCACCCCCATTGACAATAGTTCATAAGCGTTTCCGTCATACCATTTTCCCATATATGCGTCAACGAAATTATCAACCCTCGTTACTTCGTGTTTACCATGCTTTATCCCAGTAACTTTTGTGAGTTGTTGCAATTCTTCTCCTGCTGTTCTGTGTTTATAAAAAAC